ATAATTTGCTATAATTTACCATAATTTGCTATAATTTACCATAATTTGCTATAATTTGCTATAATTTAATATATGATAATAAATTTTATAAAAAATATATATTATTTTATTAGTAAATCAAATAGAATATCAAATAGATTATCAAATAGATTATCAAATAGGAAATAAAAAATAATTACAAGAATGAATCGTATTAGTAATAACAGTTATAATGCGACATCAATAAATGCATTACCTATCCTAGATAAAAATATCTTATACACCCACCAAAGTTTAGCCCACGAAAATTATTGGTTTCAAGACTTATCTGGAACACTATTCAATCTAGACTATGTAGTAAAAATATTACCCACTGGTGATATGACTTATCCTGAAAAAATAAACGCCCTAGTAAGATTAAGTATTTATATTGGTGTAATTCTTGCATTATTCTATTCTAATTTTCTATTCCTCTATATACCCATTGTCACTATGTTAGCCACTTATATATTATATCTATTCAGAATAGACCAATTGGAAAATACCCGTTCCACTCAAGGTGCCAATGCCAAGTTATATAATATTAACGGTAAATTGGAAACCGATTTAGTTAAAAAAAATATGCTAGGTCATAACAATATGAATGGGGAAACTTTTCGAGATATACTAAATATTCAAACTTGTACCAAACCTAGTTCGAACAATCCATTTATGAATCCCTTACCATTTGATAGCAGATTACGAGATAGTGCGTGTGATGCTATTAAACCCGATAATCAATTACAAATAGAAAAAGAATATAATAAACATTGTATTAAAGATATTTCCGATATTTGGAATCATAATTCTGGACGCCGGGAATTTTATACCGTCGCAAATACAACCTATCCTAATGACCAGGGGGCTTTTGCTAATTGGTTGTATCGTACCGGTCCGAGTTGTAAACAAGGAAATGGAGCTCAATGTATTGCGAATTACTATACACCTCTTAATTCCAGCCTTATCACACCTGGTTATGGTTCTTCACCTTAAACATTGAAAACATTCAAACTCTGTTTTGTAGTAATTCTTCCAAATGTTTTTCTCTTTTTTGTTTTTCCTTTCTTTCATATTTTTGATGTTCGTCGCAAAATTTTACTGTAAGATACTTTTCGTGGTCATATTCAGAATTTTGTTCAGGATTATGTATGTCATCTTCATTAAATATTCCTTGCTCTTGGCATATTTTACCAGATGAATCGACATATCCACATTCTGACCATTTTGTGTTATTTGGATGCTTAGCTGTTTTGCAACGAAATTCTGAAAGTTCTAAAGGTGAATCACTATTGGTTTTGTAGTATATCAAACCAGTTTTCTGAAGAATAATTCTTCCATTGGGATATTTTACTTTGTTTTTCCGCCATTCTTTTTTGCAAGTATCAAAGAATGCAGAATCAAATTGTTGTTGAATAGACATTTTCTTTCCAGTAAGTATGTTTATAAACTAATTTAGTATTCTAGAACAAGTGGTTTTTCAATTTTATTCAATATCAGTATAAATTTGCTATTTATATTTGCTATTTATATTTTTCCTAGCAAAACACAATTATTATGCAAATTTAATATAAATAAAACAATTACAAAAAAAATTACAAAACAATTACAAAAAAATGTGGTGTTTAAGAACACCAGGGATTGTTTAGGCTTTTAAGGAGGACCGTAATTCCCACCACGAATAACGAGGTAAACAGGCAACAATGATGCAGCTTGCATTGCATGGTTAGCAGCTGTCACTGTTTCGTTCTCAGGGAAAAGCCTATGGCAAACACTTGTTACAGGACGTCCAACAAGACCAAGAGGAACCACTACCACAGACAAAACTGTAGCAGCAATAGCTTTTGTTGCGGTTGCGATTTTTGAAAAAGCAGACATTTGAAAAGTGTTTAAGTAATATTTATAATATCTCTAAATTAATTTCAATTTTTGTTAGAAATCCGTTTTTTTCCATATTTTGTATTATTAATTTCTTTATTAATTTCTTTATTAATTTCTTTATTAATTTCCTTATTAAATTCATATCCTTATTAGATTCATATGAACAATTATAAAAAAAATAATTTTGAAACTTTAATGGTTTAAAGTAAGTCAAATTTAAGAGTAAATTACAAACAAACACACTAGCAAAAAGCAGAAACCTACTTTGCCATCAGACCAATGACAACCGGAGCAGTCGCCATCATCCTGCAAACGTCCGAAGCCGTCGACATTTTTTTGTGCTTGTTGTAATATGCCTTTGAAGTATTTTCAGACCCAAAGCAACGAATCACTCTCAAACCAACCCCAAAATCCCAATAGGGACGAGACAGGGACCAACTGTCACCGCAGCGACAATTGCACCTGCAGTTGTAATGAGTTTACTAGAAGAAGGCATTGCCAACGTTGTTACGAAATAGTAATATTTTTATTACTTGTTATTTAAAATCAATTTTTGTTGAAAAAATAGTTTTTGCGATTTTTTTGCAAATGTTTTTATAAAATAATTTATTAAATAATTGATATGGCTGAGTTATTACAATTAAAACCTTTTCAAAAATCATCTATATTTGATGAGAAATGTATATTCACCAGAAGAATTGGATATAATATTTTAGTAATTTGTAATAATCCAGAAATAAAAGAAAAAATAAAAAAAAGTATTCTAGATGAACTAAAATTATTCAATGCACAAGGAACTATTTGCTCATCTAAATTCGATACTTCTTTATTAGGTGAATTTGTCGAAAAACAAAAAGAAAATGTAAGGAAATATTATATTGAAAATTGAATTTTATAACTTAAAAAAAATATTATAAGTAAATATATGCTGATGAAAATAGTTATGGCTAATAAAAAGAATATACCATTTGATAAGTCTTTTGCTAGTCATGAAAAAAGTAAATATTTGCATAAGAATAAAAATGGTGATATTAAACCAGAAAATATAACACTAAAAAGCGGAGACAAATATATATTTATTTGTAATAATTTAGAATGCGGACATGAATTTATATCATCACCACAAAATATTGTATCTTTAGGTAGATGGTGTTATTATTGTTGTATTCCTAGTAAATATTTATGTGATGATGTCAATTGCACAAAATGTTCTGAAAAAAGTTTTGCATGCCATGAAAAATCAATTTATTGGAGCACTAAAAATGAATTACAACCTAATCAAGTATTTAAAAATTGTAATTCTAAGTTTTGGTTTGATTGTCCTGAATGTCACCATTCTTTTGAAAGTGTATTAAGCACCATATTTAATGGTTCCTGGTGTCCATATTGTTCTAAGCCACCAAAACAATTATGTGGTAAAGATGATTGTAATCATTGTAATAATAATTCATTTGCCAGCCATGAAAAAGCTAAATATTGGAATTATGAATTAAATGGTGATATTAAACCATTTAATATATTTACAACAAATAGAAATAAATATTATTTTAACTGTGGAGAATGTGGACATATAATACATTCAGTATTAAGTGAAATTACTGCGAAAAACAGATGGTGTGCTTATTGTAGTCATAGTAAATTATGTGATAATAAAGATTGTAAAAAATGTTTTGAAGCATCGTTTGAATCTGATGCAAAAGTTAATATGTGGAGTGCAAAAAATGGCGATATAACACCCAGACAAGTATTTAAGTCAAGTGGTAAAAAATATTGGTTAAAATGTAATGATTGTTTGCAAGATTTTAATGTACCTTTATCTAGAGTAATAATAAATTGTTATTTTTGTCCTAAATGTCTTAATAAAACGGAGCGCAAATTATACGAAAAATTACTTAATATTTATAAAAATTTAATATTTCAATATAAACCAGATTGGTGTAAAAATAAATTAACAAATCGTCATCTGCCATATGATTTTGCGATTGAAGAAAATAAAATAATTATTGAATTAGATGGATTACAACATTTCGTCCAAGTTAGTAATTGGAATAGTCCTGAAAATATACAACAACGTGATAAATACAAAATGAAACAAGCTAATGATAATGGATATTCTGTAATTAGAATTTTACAAGAAGATGTATATCATGACAAATATAATTGGTTAGATGAACTAAAGGAAAATATAGAAAAGATTATAATTGAGAAAAAAATTCAAAATATTTATATTTGCAAAAAAAATGAATATTCAGTTTATAATGTGGAAAATCAAGGAAATATTGATATTCAAGATATTCAAGATATTGAAGATATTCAAGAAAATATTAATGATATTGTTATTACCGAAGCTGCAGAAATTAATGATATAGAAAATGAAGATATAGAAAATGAAGACAATGAAGATATAGATGATATAGATGATATAGATGATATAGAGGATATAGACAACATAGACAATATCAAAAAAAAATAATATAATAATTCGTTTTAATTTACAATTTCGTTTTTTTATTTTAATTAACTTCTATATTTATAATAATTATAATTTATTCTAGAATGACTAATTTAAATCTTAAAAAATTTGATATGGCATCAATACCCAAAGGCTCTATTTGTGTAATGATTGGAAAAAGAAATACAGGAAAGTCTTTTTTAGTAAGAGATTTTTTATATTATAAACGTGATATACCAATAGGAACTGTAATATCTGCCACAGAAAATTCAAACAACTTTTACAGCAGTATGATGCCCTCGTTATTTGCACATCACGAGTACAGTCCTGAAATTATAGCTAATCTTGTTAAAAGACAAGAAATAGTAACAAAAAAAATGAAACAACAAATTGCTATGTATGGAAAAAGTAATATTGACCCAAATGGATTTCTTATTTTGGACGACCTTATGTTTGATGCTAATTTATGGATAAAAGACTCTAATATAAAAAAAATTTTTATGAATGGTCGCCACTTTAATTTAACATTTTTACTTACAATGCAATACAGTCTAGGTCTAGGACAAGCGTATAGGGGGCAGTGCGATGTAGTGTTTTTGTGCAGGGAAAACTATGTTTCTAACCGTAAAAGGCTTTATGAACATTATGCAGGAATGTTTCCAACATTCGAAATTTTTTGCCAAGTTATGAATCAATGCACTGAAAATTATGAGGTTTTAGTTATAAATAATCTAATAAAGAGCAATAGAATTGAAGATTGTATATTTTGGTATAAGGCTGATACTCACCCCCCTTTTAAAATTGGTGCACCAGAATTTTGGCAATACCATAGTAATAATTATTCTGAAGGTGGTGGTGATGAAGAAGAAGATGATGTAGATATTAATACTTTACAGAAAAAAAAGAACTCAATTGCAGTAAATGTCAAGAAATCATATTAAGAAATCATCCACCAATTAAAAAATATTAAAACATCAAACTAAAAAAGAATACTAGAATGACATAAAATAACTACATATACTTACATTCGCAAATCCGGCGAAATATGTAAATTATATGAACTAAATATTGACCTATGAAAATTCCAATGATTTATTTATGCATATTTATAATATTGAATTTTGAATTTTGAATTTTGAATTTTGAATTTTGAATTTTACTTTTTTATTTTCTTATTTTATATTAAGATTTAACTCAAGATTAAACAATTATATTAAACTTTAAAATTGTTAGTAAAATGGTTGTTAAAACCCAACATCGGAAGAAACAATTTAATAAACATAGTAAAAAATATACTTCTACTAAGAAAACTGTTTCTAGAAGAACTAGAAAAAATGATTTAGTATTAAGAGGTGGTGGTGAGGATGTGGAAATATATTATAAAAAAAATTTTTTTAATAAAATAATTGGTTCTACTAGTCCAAATGAAGCTATTAAAGAAATTCAATATAAAAAACTTAGTAAAATGCCAGAAATAAAAATACATAAAAATGGAATATATCAAATTAAATTTTTCTATAAAGATTATCAAACACAAAATACAGTTTCAAATCCAGGTACTAATTTTGGATTATTTGAATTAGAACGTTCAGGGACATTAACACATACTACAAAAACAATTTCAGAAAGTACAGGGGGATTAAAAAAAATACAAGACAATTATGCAAATGAACAAATTCAAAAATCTTTAACGATTACAGTTCAAATTAGCACTGGATCTTTTAATAAAACTAAAAAAATTCGAGAATACTCATCTCCATATTTAACTTATTATTTCAATCTGAAACCTACAGTATAAAAATTTATTATTACTATTTATTATTTTATATATTTTTTCTTGATAAATTATATTTTAATTTATAAATAGTCCCAACAAATTATAACCAATACCATTACTAGAATAAAATATAATAACCAATAATAACCAATAATAACCAATAATAACCAATAATAAATTACAAAATGAAATAGAAATATAAATAGAAATAGAAATATAAATAGAAATATAAATAGAAATATCATATAGTAATAGTAAATAGTAAATTTATTATACAAAATGGCAGGAACAATTCGTGCGGATGGTATAATGGATCCTGAAGGGAAATATCCCAATCCACTAACCGGTCAGCCCTACAGTAAGCAATATTTCGTCCATGCAAATAAAGTAGAGAATGGAAAACTGAAAGGATGGACTTCATTCCAACCTTGGAAAGACCGAATGGAAATATTTCGCAAAATACATAAATATAACGTTCTACTAACAATTATTCCCCCTGGCACAGGAAAAACAGTAATTCTACCCAAATTACTTTTACATTATTTTGGATATCAACGCCCTATAGTATGTACTACCCCACGACAGGCAACTACAAGTGGTGCAGGTGAGTTTTCTGCTAAATGTTTAGATGTACCAATCTTCTATGTAGATGATAATGGAAAAGATATAATTAACCCAGATATTAAGAATAAACATCAAGAAAATCGTTATGATACAGGAAATCGTATTGTAGGTTATAAACATTCTAAACAAAATTATAGTAATCCAAACACATTATTACTATTTACCACTGACGGCACAGTTAAACAAATGATATTGCAAAATGACCCTAATCTAAGTAAATATGGGGGTGTAATTATTGACGAAGCCCATGAAAGGAGTGTTAATATTGATATTGTAATTGCATTGCTTTTGGATATTGTACATCGTCGACCAGATTTTAAAGTAATTATTATGAGTGCTACAATAGATAGAACTTTATTTACTGATTATTTTAAACGGGTTGGTTTAGGAAATGCATATTCAGTATATGAAGTTGAAGGGTTACAACCGCTTTTTAAAAGGATAGAAGTAAAAGAATTTAAGAAGGTAGACCCAATGAAATTTGTAGATGTAATTTATACCAAAATTAATGAAATAATTCTTAATCCAGCATTACCAGTTGGTGATATCCTTGCTTTTGTTACTAGTGAAAACGAAACTTTAAAACTTAAAAAAAAAATAGATAATAATTTACGAAATTATCCAGTTAATAATAAGCCATATGCAATTGCATTTAGTGCCATAATTTCAGATACTGATAAATCTATTGCATTAGGTGAAAATGCTTTAAAAAAAGATGTACCCCCAACTGCTGAGGCACCTCAAGGTTATAACCGCAAAGTTATTATTGGAACAAATGCAGTAGAAAGTAGCGTTACATTTGGAGACCCTTTGAAATATGTGATAGAATCGGGGTTGGCATATGAAAAAAAATATGATGCTAAAAACTATTGTTATACTACTGGTAAATTTTATGTATCTCAGGCTAGTATTGCACAGAGATGTGGAAGAACCGGGCGGACTTGTGATGGTACTTGTTTGCAATTATATACTGCCCCGCAATTTAATGAATTTCAAAAATTTACTGACCCTAAGATTCTATTGGAAGATTTTACTAAGGAATTACTAAGTATTATTACTTTACCTATGAATGGTAATTTACAAAAAGCATTAGAATTTATTAATCGGATGATTGAACCGCCTAAAAACTATCAAGCTACAATTTCCCGTGCATACAATAACTTAATCAATATGGATTTAATTGATAGTGCGGGCAATCTATTACCATTAGGGCGAGTTTGTAATAGTTTTAATAAATTTGATATTAAGATTGCAAAAATGTGTGTAGGTGGTTATTATTTAGGTTGCTTACATTATGTTATTATGTTAGGGGCTATCTTATCTACAGTATTAAGTATAGAAGATATGTTTCTAAAACCTTTTAATATAGATGAAGACCCTGCATTAGAAAAACAATATGAAGATAATATAAAACGTCAAAAGAATGATTCAGGAGATCATATTACTTTATTACTTATTTATTTCAATTGGTACTATTCACTCGATCGAATGACACATGCAACACAAAATGGTTTAAATACAAGAACTTTACATAATATTGAAAAAGCATATGTGGATTTGGAAAAAGAGATTCAAAAAATGTACATAGACATAAAAAATCTTAATTTATTTAGTGTTCCGCCAGAAATACTTGTATTTGGTGGTGCCCGTAAAGATGATTTGCAAGAGGATAGTCTAGATATGGATACTATGGATGACTTGGATTATAGTGATGGGGATAGTGATGGGGATAGTGATGGGGATAGTGAATCTGATGAAGAAGAAGATATTAATATTAATCTAGATAGTAATATAGCGATTCCAACTGAACGTGAATTAGAAAAAATGTATGGTGGATATTTTAAAAAACGTAATGAAATAATTGGTAATCAGGAAACAAATAATTCTAGAAATATTT